CGTCTGCGTCTATTGCTCCAATTTGACCAGAATACTCTCTTATATTTTTATTTATGGTTATGCTTGTGCCTTGTTGAGATTCTATTTTAGCACTAAATGGTTTAAAAACTTCCTCAGTTACAGATTGGTCTACAAGAGTAAAATCCATATACAAATTATCAACCCACACTACTCCTTGACTAAACCTACCTGTGTCACTTCCAGCTTGATGACCATAAACAACAAAAGTCCATGATTGACTTAGTATCCAGTCGCTCGGAATTAAAACTTCAGTAGTAATACTTTGCCATTCTCCAGCATTTGATGGGAAAGCCATACTTTCATTTTCATTGTATAATGATTTATATTGATACCTTGGAGGAGTTAATGAATTGTTAATCCAACCATCGAGTAGATTACCACTCCACACCCAAATACCAAGTGAACTTAACGTTCCTTTTTTAGTTGGGTTGACATCAAAATCAAATATACTAGTTCCATTATCATATATTGGTTCTGTTGGTCCTGGTGTAGCTGAAAGAACATTTCCATCTTCATCATGACGACCATAGTTCTCAGCACCTGGATTTCTACTACCGTAAGTTATTGGATTCTGAGTACTTGTTCCTGAACTTCTAAATCTACCAGCACCAAGAAAAACCTGTTCAATTGTTTTACTCCACTCACGATCTCTATCACCGCTACTAAAACATTTATAAACTGTGTCATCAAATACTGCTATATACCCACCAATAACATCGTTTGTATTGCTAGAATCATCGGGTAAAAGCACATCCGGCACACCATTATTTGGAAAATGTTTCATAAATGAGTTGGTAGATTGTGGAAAGTCGCTATCGTCATTTAGCTGATCGTTTGTAATATCTCCATTACCATCAGTACTCTTGTGAATTTTTGAACCAACGCACCAATAGTAATCAAATTTATCACCATTTCTGTGAAAGCTAACTTCAAATTTACCTTGATTTTGAATAACTTCTAAATCAAGAAGTTCACTCCAATCTTTTAAATATCCTACAGTCGTTTGTTCAACACTCCCTTTTAGTATTTTACCATCAGACTTTCTTTCCATATTGAAAAACTTATTAGATTTATCATGCCCTCTACCATCATTGTAAAAAAAGAGATACCCATCTGTTTTTAAACATGCGTTATCACCACCAGTATCTCTAGCTCTTGTAACCGCCTGAATAAAACCATTTTCAAATATATCATCATATAATTTTCTTGTAACACCATCTTCTTCGCCATCAACTTCTACCGTTCTAAGTAAATCATTTTGAAACCAAGTTTCTATATCATACACCTTTAAATTTTGAGTTGAATCCTGTAAGTAACTAGATCTCCAAACTAAATCATCTTTGAATAAAAATACTTGTCCGGAGGGATTATCATTAGTTCCTGCTATAGTTCCGGTTTGCCATCCACTATTCAAACCCCTAGCCGTATTCCTTGGGTAGTAAGAGTCTCCACCAAAATCTCCATCTGTGGTTTGAACATAAGGGTGGTGATTTACGGCTTTAATATTGTTTACTGTTCCAGTTGGTGGGATTGGTACATTTGGTGAAACAGCAACCCAAGAGTCTCCATTCCATCTCCATTCTCCTTCTTGACTTAAAGCTCCTATTTGCAAACTTTCTTCTATATTTGGAGCCCATGTATATTCATAATATGTTCTACCACCTGTATTAGATATTTCAATTCTTTCACTTACCTTCCAAGCTCCTAATTGAGTTGGTAAAGTAGTGTCACTATTTTTATGACCAACTTCAACATCTCTTGTAAAACCTGCAGAATCAGCATATTGAGCTCCTCCACGAGAATTATCTGCTCCTTCTACTATTTTAAATCCGGTTGCGTTCATTGATGGATATAAAGTCAACATTTCTAGTTCAGTTGATGGTGGTTTCGGTTCAACCAATAAAGCATTAGCTTCAGTATTTCGTTTGTAACCCTCCGGTGAATCAGTAGGCTGAGTTTCAGTTGGACCAGAACTATTTATATCAAAAAACCCCTCAGGTGGATTTTCAGGCACTGGTTCTTGTGCAAGAGCATAAGGATAATACAGATTAAATCTAACTCCTTTCCCTACAACCGTGCTTTTTATATCAGCAGTTATATTAACAATATCAAAATGTTTAGCTCCTACTCCTTGTAAATTTTGCATTCTCTGTGATATGCCTAACCATCTTTGTGCGCTTCCTTGCCATGCATCCAAATCAACAAATAAATCATTCGTATCTGGAAATTTCATACAGGTACCAGCATTAACACCTTCATTTTGTACCCATTTTGCATGGTAACCAATAGCAGCAGTTCCAGCACTGCTTCCACCACTATGACTATTAAATCCATCAGACCATTCTTTTACTCTAACCGCATCATCGTGTAATGAAGCATCCCATTCACGATCGTTTGCGATACTTAACACATTACCTAAATTATCTGTTATTAATTCTTCACCATTTGGATTTTTAATAATATTAGTGCCTGTTTTTACGGCAACTTGAACTTCATTTACTTTGTAAACATTTGGTATAGTCAATGTTCCTTGAACCATTTTTGGCGTAAAAACAAAACCACCATTTGGAGGACTTATTGTTAATTTTTTAGATTCAAATACATCACCATCAAAAGAAATATCAACATCACTTTCTTCTGTTTTAATAGAAGTTTGTATATTAACAAAGTCGCTTATATAAGAACTATTTATTTGTTTAGCTTTTAATCTTACTTCGGTTCTGCTTGGTGATATTTCATCAATTTGATACTTTAAATCTTCTATCCTTAATTGTTCTGCAATGGTAGGGCTAGCTCTAAATTCTTCTTCAGTTCCACTATAAATTATTCCTTCCTCTGTGATGTAGATGTTGTTTGTATTTGTATATACATCACCAATTTTAGTAGTACTTTTATCTAAGGTGTGAACTAAAACAGCAGATTCATGACCGGCTAATTTTCTTAAAAAATTATACTTTACATTGAATACACCACTTTCAAATCCTAAATTTCTAATATGATTTCCAGGATAAAGTAATATATTGTTATTATTATTTACGCTAAATTGTGATAATGGTAAATTTTCATATTGTATAAGATTGCCATTTACATCAAATATTTGAAAATGAACAAAATCTCTGCCACTTTTAGTTCCCCAATACCCATCTTCATATGGATAATCACCAACGCGAACTACGTTGTTACCATCCAATAATTCCTTATCTCTATCTGTTAATTGACTTGCCATTATAATTCTCTGAAGCGTCTGTCAATAACTTGCATAACCATAGCATCACCTTCTTTTGTTTTTAATCTTTTGACTTCTGTATCGTGTAAAATTCTACTTTGTGGATCTTCTTCTATCATATTCTTACTAGGATTTTCGAAAAGTAAGATTGTATTTTCTTCATCTCTTATTAAATTAGAACCACCAGCAGAGCCAGATATGTTAGCATTATCTAGTAAGAGTAGTTTATTTTGTCGGTATCTTTCTTCATCAGCTTCTAAAAAAGTTTGATACCATTCTAATTCTTTTAATTGTTCTGGCGTATATGGCATTGTTTATCTCACTACTTTGAATTGAAACTCATCGTCAAAGTATTGTACAGTTTCTTCAACTGTGTTACTACCACTCACGACTTTAAATTCAAATTTATAATATCTTTCTGATTGGAATCCATTCATCCAAAGGTTAAAATAGTTTCCTGTTGAGTCACAGCTTACTAATGAGCCTGTACCATAAGGAATGATAACATCTTCGGTTTGAGTATCCCTTACCGAATAGTAAGTACCATCTCCACCTATGTTTTCTACACTGCCGCTAGGTAAGTATTTAACTGTTAAGTATTCCGATGATGTATTTGAGTAAGATTTAGTAGGATATTTACCTCTACCAACTATTCTAAATTTTACCTTAGATTTCTCTTTATACTCAGGTCTTAAACTTTTCATATAAAAGGACAAATCCTCTAATTCTATTGATGATAGTGCTGATAAAGATCCTGTGCTCCATTTTGTATCAAACCATTCGATTTCTAATTTAGGTGGATAAATTGTATGAGTTTGTCTCGAAAAGAATTTAAAAGTTCCCAATCTATCTTTACTTCCCTCATCTGTATTGATATCCTCATTTTCAAAACTACCGCTCCTTTTAACTATAAATCCATTATTTGGATGAGTTTTATCTAACCATTTATTTACAACAGGGGTTACATCCATTCTCATATCTGATGTTTCATATTGAAATGATTGTGAACCAAAAGAAGCGGTAAACCACGCACCACCTTCTGTTTCAGCAGTTGTCTCAACTACAGAACCACTATATTGAGCTGAACCACTCCAAGCACTAGCTAATGTCAAACCATCTCTATATTTCCAACTAGCACCTTCCCCATCAGCTGGAGTATCACCAGCAGTTCCCTGTCCTTCAAGCCAACTACCACTTGTAGCATAAGCATATAGTGATTGTGATGTGCTTAGGTTTTGAGAATTAGCATCGTACATATTTAAGTAAAATTTTGGATTTGTAATAGTTCCATTGTGCATTGAGGCTGATATTGCGGTTAAGTCAAATTTTATTAAAATACGAGAAACTTTAATATTACCGCCTGAAGTGCTCATAGTTTTTGTTACTTCTAGTATTTCATCCAATCCAGTATTTTGACTTCCACTTACCTGATAAAGAGTTGTATCTATGTCAGGAAAAATAAAATAATTCATTAGTTACCTCCAGTTGAATCACCAATTACACGACCTTGTATATCCGTATTTGGAAATTTTAATTCAAAACAACTTGGGTCTAACGATGGATAAACAATACCATCTTTTGTAGCCTGATTTATATTATATATGTTTCCTGAATATCCTCCCGATACCTTAAACTTATTGGTTATTAATACAGGCAATCCATTAGGATTATCTTCTTCAGGAGGAACAACTGCAGAAACACCATCAACTAAAGAAAGTAGATAAGCTATATCAGCTAACACAATTGGTTGACCAATTTGCCATTTATCAATATTAAAATAGTCTTTTACTTTTTGTATAGCTTTCAATACAACTTCTTCTTTATTATATCCAACCTTAGTTAGCAAACTAAAATTTACACCTACATTAATTACAAAAGCATTTTTAATGTTTACAGCGTCTGTTACCATTCTAAATTGTGTTAAATAAGTTTGTATATTTTCTTTGACTGCTTGATTAACAATCGCTAATTTTTTATTAGCATTAAATCCTAAGACATACAAGTTAAGAGCTAATGGATTTATAATTCTTCCATCTGAGTTAGCTCCTGATTGACTATCTAATTGTGTGTCTTGTACAATATAAGCCTTTGATATATTACCATATCTAGCAGGTAAAGCATAAACTCTCGTAATATAATCCTCTTTAGTTACTGCTCTTTGTTGTGCTTGAAAATAAGCTAATGTATTATTTTTAACCTCTATTATGCTCTCAGCACTCCTACCACCTGCAGCAGGTGTTGGGTTATTTATAGCTATTGAAGCTTTTGTTTGATTAGCTAAGTTGTTACTAAGGCCTGTTGTGTCTAAAAGTATTTGAGAAGACTGCACGCTTCTCAAAGTATTAGCTCCAATATTATTATTTACACCACCACCAAATCTATACCTAATAGTTAACTGAGTATTAGATGGGGCTTGGCCATATGCTTTAGTCGCTAAAAAGTTAGAAGGATCGAAAGCAGTATTTAAATAGGTTGGTGAGCCTGGCAAAGATGAACCAACGCTATCAGGATTGGGAACTATTTCTTCATCAGGACTATCAGATGTTCCAGCACCAAATCTTAACTCAGTTCTGTTATCTTCTCTGATAAATGTTGTAAATCTTCTTGCAGTTTTTAAAAGTTTTAATAGATATGGAGCTTGGTCAGCGTATGTGTATAATTCATCATCGTTTCTTATTGTATTTTCCATATCTGTAAATACAGTATCTTGAGCTAAGTAAGGAACTTCATACCAACTATTCCCATCACTATCTGTACAAGAAATTATTTCTAAAACATTATTGTTAGCCAATGCTATTCTTTTATATTTTTCAGCTGTATTGAATGTAAAAAACTCTGTTGTTACCTCTCCACTAGAAACATTTGCTGATTTTTTTAGCAAATAGGTTACTGGTACATTATTAGAGCTTTCATAAACTGTAATAGTAACTGGATCGTAAGAGCTTGAAAATTTAAAATTACAATCTTCTGTTGTAACAAAAGAAACACCTGTATCAGATAATAATTGCATTCCAGACTTCACATTTAAAGCATAGTTTAAATCTGGTTTTGTTTTGTAGCTTGCACCACTACCCTCTGATACTGCTGGTACAGTTTGAAAAATATCAACACCAGTAGAGGAAGCACTTGATAATTTTGGTTTGTAACCTAATGACTGTGCCATATTGTAAACAGTTCTTTTCTCCTCTGCAAATGCAAGAAGACTTTCTTTAAATTGGTTGTCTACATAGTAAGAAAGAACATCTCCTACATAAGATGCCATTTCAATAAACATCATGCCAGGAGAAGATTCATTAAAGTCTGTGTATTCTTTGGGGAAATAAATTTTTGTAAATTCAATTAAGTTTTCTTTAAAAGATGTAAAATCTTTATTAAGATACCTAACTTCTTTTACTGAATTTTTTGGTGCTGTATATGGCATTTATTTTCTCCGTTAAACTAACTATTTGTTGAAACATCTGGTATAGAGGGATTAGTTGATAAATCTAAACTTAATTCTTCTTGACTAGTAGCATCTATATTTAATCCAAATTTTAGTCTTACGTTAATTATGTTTTTATTAGTTGGTGAAAATAAAGTCTCTATTTTTTGTATATCTACAAATGGTAAAAACTCTCCCATAGCTTGTCGAATTTCTTCTTCAATTTTACTTTCTATATCAGTATTTTCTTGTTCAAACAAAACAGAACGCAAATTGCATCCAAATGTAGGATTTCCTAATCTTTCTCCTCTATTGGTTAGAAGAAGATTTTTTATATTAGATTTAGTTTGTTGTAAAGCAGTTTTGGTTCTCTTAAAAACTCCATCTCTGCTAATATCTAAAGGCAACTCTAAACCTATAAAAGTATCTTCATCTAAATCGTTTTCTATTACGCCCATTATTTATTATCTCTTTCTTTTAAAGCTTTCATTACACCTCTGTAATCTTTTGTTAAGTCACCCATTACATCCTGCACTGCTTTATTTGATGTATCAACACCAGCTGCTTGTGCTGTCTGTATAGCTCCTGCCTTTCTTTGACTTTCTGCACTACCCATAACATTTCCATATCCCATCGCACTAGCCATTTGAGAGCTATCAAAAGTTTTATTACCCATAGTTGGATATTCATCCATTTCCCCAGCGTTAGCTGTTTCATTTAAAATATCATTTAACACAGGATTTTTTGTATATGAAACTTTTTCTTTAGGTTTGGGTTTTCTTTCAGGAAGAACCTCTACAACATTATCTTCTACTAAGGTAGTTTGTTGAGCCATAGACTTCATTCCTTCCTTAATAAATATCTGTTTAACTTCTTTTTGTACTTCCTGTCTAACTATTTCTTTAATTAAACTAACTAATTTTGATG